CTGGAGAATTTGCAACAGTTGTATCAGCAGAATAAGTAGAACTTTCTGATTGTGATGTTTGTAACCTCAAATATGATTGTGCAGATTTAGCACTAAGCCAATGTCCTGTGTTTCCAACTGTATGACCTAGACCTACCTGTAAGAACCAATTTGTCGTACTTGCTTGTTGAACATCTGCATTAACTGTAAAAATACATACACTTGCATTATCATCAAATTGTCTTTTATTATTAAAATTCATTGTAAAATTTGAATTTGTTCCAGTTGACGTAGTGTATAATTTCAATCCACCATCTGCTTCATCATTCATAATTATAGAAGATCCACCTACTGTAGTTGTCCATCTACTGTTTAACGTAGCACCACTAAAGTATTCCCAAAAGTGTTGCTTCCTAACGGTAGTCAAGGGTGCAAACATTTCATAGATAGATGGGAAAGCCATTATGTATTATAACACTCCATGTATCTTATTGATGATGTTTTGGCAGTTCCTCCACTTGTGGAATATACTTGGAAGAATGGTTCTAAAGTTCCTGTGGCAGTTTACGGTATATATCCTGTTCGGCTTGCTTCAAGAACACCATCTCCATGTAATGTTACAGTTGTTCCGTCAGTTTCTCCTTTCCAAGTATGCCAGTTAGTATCTGAATTAATACTTGTATCTGTATTGCCTGTACCCTCTGTGTCATTTCTTGTGCTTAATCGATATTTTGTTTCATTTCCTGATGCTGAAATCATAAAATAAGAGTTCTCATGCAACCCTGCATAGTGAGCAGTATTAGTTGTCGTATGATTTCTAGTTACTGCTATCCATGCTGATGATATTGGATTGTATTGTCTTTTTCCATTGAAATTTAATATTGAGTAATATGATGAATTTGAACTATGTGTTGTTAAATACCAACCACCGTCAACCGAATCTGACATACCGTTTGGCGAATTGCTGTCATTACCTATACTATGGGCAAGATTCCATCTGTCAGTATCTAGTGCATCTCCACTAAATGTTTCAACTACTCGTTGCTTGGCTACTGTGCCACTTGCGTTTAGTTGGTCGTATATTGATTTGGTCATGTGTTATAGCACTCCATATATCTAGTTCTTGATGTATTACTATATCCGCCTGTAAATGGTTGTAAGTTTGCTGATGAAACAGGTCGATTAGATGTTTTATCGGCTTCAAGTGTACCACCAACATTTAATTTTATTGCAGATGATGTCATTTCTAATTTGTAAGTATGAAAAGATGTATCTACTGCAACTGTTGTATTCATATCTGAGCTAGCAGAACCATCTCCTGTTCTAAGTAGCTTATATGTATTAGTTGACCAATCTTGCATATATGCATCATTTAAATTATCAATAGTATTAGAACTTAGAAATCCTATTCTATGTCCATTACTTGTAACTCTTTGACTAACACCTATTAATACAGAAGCAGTTGACGAGAATGGTTTTATATTATTAAATGATATAAATCCCTCAGCACTAGAAGCAACAACTTCAACTCCCCCATCTGCTTCATTTACCATACTATTAGAACCTGCACCAACTTGTGTCCAATAGCTAGGAAGTTGCTTACCACTAAACCACTCTATGAAATGCTGTTTGTAAGCCATTATGGTGTTTCTCCTGTAAGTTGTTCATACCATGTATCTTTTCTGTAGTTTACTGCATCTGCACCGTCTAGTTCCTTAAAGTCAATATCGTCACGATAGTAAATTTTTCTTGTATCGGTTTCCTCGAATCTGCTTCCTACTTGGACATTAGTTGGTTTGTTTACTGATGAAACTCCATTGTAAAATTTGACATTATCGATTGTTCCGTTAAACGTTTGACTATTTGTGTTATCCCTGCCTGTTGCAATTTTAAAATATCTTAGTCCACTTACAGTTCCACCATTGTTTGAATCAACTGATTCTGATTCTACCAATGTTTGTCTAGTTGAATCCGAGTAAATTTCAACAGTAAATGTAGCTCCATCTCTTATCATTCTAACATATTGTGTTTCACTTGCCTGTGCTGTTTCAGTAAATACTGACCTTGCACCTGTTCCAGAGTTGAACTTCATACCGTCATAGGGATTTTTATTGTCAATGGCAAATGCACCAATAGAAGCTTTATTTGTTATAGAATTATCTAACTCATATACAATTCCTAAACCGTCATGTCCTGTTGTGTTTATTGGTGTAGTGAGAGAATCCAAGTATATTGCAAGATATGATCCGTTACTTGAGCTAGATGTAAGGTTGTCAAATGTAATGTCAAACTCTGCAACCCATTTTGAATCACTGACAGAAGTCAAATCTTTGTAACATAAATCATCATTACCGTCAGCGATAGAAGCCCAATCTAATACATCAGTTCCTGTATTGACTACAACATCATCGCCATCATCTGTCCAATTATCTGCACCTGAAAAATCATCTTCAAATGTTGCTGTGTTTAAAGCGTTGTCGTATGACAATCCTTGAATCCTTCTACCTGCGTGATAAGTTATCGCCAACTTAAAACCTCAAGCGATTTGTACTTCGACAGCAGATCCGTTTTTCCAAATTTTAGTAAAGACACCTTCATTATTAGCATCTATCTTTTTAATATAAATGTCACGATCACCAGCTCCAACAGTTCCGAATGATGAAGCTGTACCTGTATAAGTTGTAGTAGTATTATTTGAAAATGTATGAACTACTGTAGCACCACCACCAGCACTAGCCCAAGTTAATCCACCTGTATCTCCTGACTGTGCAGTTAGCATATAACCGTTAGTAGGAGCATTAGAAACTTTTAAGTTTGCTTCATCAACTACGTTATCTGCTATGGTTAATGCACCACTACCTGTTACTTCACCTGAGTGAGTAGCATTTGTAACCTTTGCTGTATTTGCTGCGACTGCTGTAGCACTACCAATATCTGCTTCTGCTAGAGTTTGATTAATCCATGCAGATCCGTTCCATTTTAATAATTCACCACTTGCTATTGAACTGATTGTAACATCTCCAATGTCACTAACTGCATTGACTACACCACCGCCATATCCATACCAATAATTTCCTTTTCTAATTAAAATTGTTGGAACAGTTGAAGACAATGTTTCATTTGCATCACTTACTGTCTTAATATGACCATCTGCTGAAGGACTTGATGTGTTTGTTAATGTAATTGTATCACCTGTATCTGCGAATAAATAAATCAAGTCATATTGACTTGTATTTGTTATTGCTAGTTTATCCAAAGTATCACTTGTACTTGACTCTGCTGCAACAACTGTAATTGTATCTGTTACTGTTGCTACTCCACTTGCTATTGTTATTGTTGCAGTTGCTGGTGTAAAACCCAACATTCCTTGTGGATCTGGTGATTCATTCCATTCATTAGAACCTACTGGAGAAGAACCATCATCAGGATAAGACGAAGTATTTACCTGAGTTGCGTGTTTATACAGTGCTTTTCTAGCCAAGTTTAACTACCACATTTTCTTTCATATGTATCTTTGCATTTAAACCTTCTTGTGGAGTATGATTAATTCTTTCCAAAAGTTTGAAAAGATTACCCATTGTAAGGCGTTTTTTCATTCTATGTTCCGTTAAATGTATGATTAACGAATATCTTTAAAGTATCGGAACTTGTTTTGTCAAAGCTTGTAATGCTAAAGTGTGTCAATACTTTTGTTCCGCTTGCAGGGCTTGCTGCTCCAACATGAATACATCCACCAATAATTGCTGATGAATTAAAGTCAGAAGTTGTCCAACTTGTTCTCCATGTAACAATGTCAGTTCCTGCACCTGTATTGTCAGAATCACCGTCATTAGTTTTAGGATAATTTGAATCTATTGCTTTTCTGGATGCTGTTACTGGAGTTGCTACTTGAGCATATGTGTCTCCCTTTGCTGGTGTTGCAGAACCTGTTCTAAGTTCCATTCTTCCACTTGTTCCACCAAAGTCAGATGTTGGAGTCTCTCCAACTGCTTTTTGAGCATAATAAAGATCACCGTCATTAGTGACGATATTGTGAGTATAATACCAAGTCTTGTCTCCTGTCTCTGAATTTTCTTTTACAATACAGATGTTTAGGTCAGGATTTAATTTTACTCCCATAGGGGTTTTTGATTCGTGTAGTTCTATCATGACATTAGTTATAGCATATACTATTTAAATTTACTGTTATACCGCCATGTTTACTATAACTCCAGCTCCACCAGTTGCACCAGTTGCACCGTTATTACCGTCTTGTCCATCCCAAGCAGGTTGAAGACCAACTGAATGTTTATATCCAGTTCCTCCATCTGCACCGTTAACACCAGAACCGCCTGTTCCGCCAGAAACTGTTATTGTTGCACTTGCATGTTGAGTTTTACTATTATAAAATAAACCTATAAATCCACCGCAGCCGCCACCGCCACCGCCAGAGCCACCACCTCCGCCACCGCCAGAAGCTCCATAACCGTTATTAGAATTGGTACTTGCGTTTTCTCCGTTTTGTGGGGTACCTGAAGCGTTAGAACCGTTACTGCCGTTAGCTGTTAATGAACCTGTACTACCTATAACTATATTTTTAGCACATATTAAAATCATTCCTGCACCAGCTCCACCGTTAGCATTAGAAGCAAGTCCATCTCCACCGTCACCAGCATAATCACCCTGACAACTTCCAGTACCTCTGCCATTGATTCCACCGCCACCTCCGCCACCAGTACCGCCACAACCTCCGCCACCACCGTAGATATCTGTAATACTTGCGACTCGTAGAATATGATATATTGATTTGTCAAGTGTTCCAACTACACCAGAACCGATTGATCCACTTCCGCCACTTCTACCGCCACCTGAAGAATATGAATGTGCTCCGCCAAATCCACCAGTACCGCCTGCACCACCAGAACCGCCTGCTGCTCCTATACCAACTGATGCTTCACCATTAGGAGAGCTACCATTAGCTCCAGCAGTTCCTGATGTTGGATTAGATCCACATCCATCAAATTGACCAGAATTTCCACCAGTTCCTCCTACTGCACCACTTGAACTTCCACCAGTTCCTCCTCTGCCATTGACTGATATTGTGCCATTTAATGTAAGTGTTCCTTTACAAAATAATACTATTTTTTTTCTACTGCTAGTAGTTACATTTACTCCTGAATTAATTGTAAGATCGTTATAATATTTATCTTCATTTAATGTAGTGTTACCTGAAAGAGTAGCATCTCCATCTTGTCCATTTCCAAATAACCAAGAGTTTACTAACGGATATCTATGATCTGTTGGCACTGCAACAGCAGTTACACCTGAACCGTTAGTAGTTGCAGTACCAATGAATAATGAATCAGTAGGAGTTGTACCTGTTATGTTTGATGTAAAGCTCCAAGACTCTGCTTCACTATTAGTATCTCTTGCTAAAGTTACATAAATATAATTTGTATTACTTGCTGTTAAACTTCCTTTGCTTGATGATGTGGTGTTATTGGCAAACAAGCCTTTAACCCTAGCTGTTCCTGATGATATGTTTACTGCTAATCCAGTACCTGCTGTAAGTGTAAAACCACTTACTATGTAATCATTCATATAATCATTACTAAAGTATGATTCAAAATCACTAGGTTCTATAGTTTTGACACTTATACTGTCACTGCGAGGAATAAGTATTTTTGCCATCTAAAGACTCAACTGCCATTCAACTATTGCACGTTTTGATGTTGTTTTTACTAATGGACTTGAATCAATTTGTCTTGCAATCATGACACTGTTATTATCTCTTAAACCTAACTCATTCCATGTAAAATTACCTTCTGAATAACCAAAATCTGTTGATACATACAAAGTGCTACTAAGGTATACTCTGTCAGAGGCATCTATAGCTTTCCAATACTTGTTAGATGATGCCTGTAAATCAGTTTGGGCTGCACTAGCAGCAGTTGTAGAGTCACCGACACCTATCTGATTACAATAGCCACCGCCAGCAATATTACCGACATGTTTTAAGATTGTTTCTTTTCCAGTCGTTACAACAAGATTTTTAATAGTTTTATCATAAACTTGTTTTTCACTGCCGTCTTCTTGTTTTTCCCATGCTCTAACTCTTACATGACCATTAAGAGGTACAATCTGACTAACCACTTACATACACACTTCCTGTATTATGAGATGGGTATTGAGATCCGTAAGATCCACTTCCGTAATTGTTGACACTTTTATCTACTATAGTAGTGCCGTCAGTAATATTTAATGTTTCTCCAAAAGTATCATAAGTTATCATAATTACAGTGTCGCCAATAGTAAGCACTTCTTCAGGAGACTCGTAATCCTCAATCTCTTTTTGCTTGGTAATTGCTGCTTCGTAATCGTGCAGTTTTCTAACTATTTCCTTATCGTCTTCAAAGTAATCAAACCTGTATTCTCCAATAGACAATTTCGTATTTAATTGTGGGTAAGTCCATTCTAATGATTTTATTACATATCCTGAATTTATACCAAGAAATGAATTTACAGCATTTACCACATCATTTTCTTGTAAATATAACACAGGCTCACCAAAATTGATTTGTATGTTTTGTTTTATTTCTGAAAATTTTCCTAAATATGATTGTACAAACCTAACACCGTCAGATCTGTTGCTTATCCAGTCAAGGTTAAATCGTTTAGAATGAATACCATACTGTGCTATGCTGCTAGGTCTTTCACCTTTAATTGTTAATGGTCTTTCATACTGGTAATCTACTACGACATTATTAGTTCCACTTGGAGGAGCAGTGGTAAATGTTATTTGTTTTTGTAATGTGTCTAATTCATAGTCAACCCCATCAGGTTCTTTTTCAGTTCCACCAACACTAACCTTTACTGAAACTGCGGTGTTTGTCAAAGTAAAAATTTTGTTGTTGTTGTTACCGCTAAACGATTCTGTTGTATCATACTTTTCTACTTGACCTATTAAAGTAACACTGTTACATAATTTTTTATCATCCTCGGCAGAAACACTGATTAATGCAGCATCTTGTCCGTGTGTAAATACTACACCTGTATCATTAAAACTAACAGGCTCAAAGAAAAATTCCTCGGCAGGAGTCGTATAAAATACTCTGTTTGTAAAACTTGCAAAGTCTGTTATTATATCAAGTAATTTACCATCAGCAGTAAAACTGTCAACAGTTATACCAGTTGGAACATCTCTGTCATTAAATGTAAATGATGTGTTGCTTGTTATCAGATCTTCTACAATATGTTCCACTGTTTTTCCTGAATATGCCTCACCACGAACGTCTTTTTCTGCAAATATTTTACCATAACTCTGACATATGACTTTTTTTCCAGTAAGATCCGAATCTATTTTTGTAACATATCCGCCAAACTTTAGCACTGTTCTTGGATTTATTTTTGTGTAAATCAGATTGGCACTTAAGTCTGAAAGATTCTCTCCTTTGTATATTCTTAATCTAAGCAAACTGCCTGCAAAAAAACTTCCTCCATAGTCTTTTCCCATCAATAAATTGTTAGTGTCAGTTGGATTATATGATGATGTTACATTTCCTTTGCTTGCATCGTCTACATACATTGTAACAACGTTTGAAGAGTTACGAACTATTCTTATTAGATGTTTTAAACCATCATTAAATCCTGCACTAGAACTCGTAACTGTATTTGAGCCTATCTGAAATTTTACGTCACCTGCTGATGATGCGTTGACTGACAATGAAAATCCATTTGTTCCGCTACTGCGTTTTGAAAGTATGAATTGTTCAGTTGTACTAGACCATTTTGCCCAAACTAAAATATCAAACTGTCCTGACAAATCAAGATCATCATCATCGTTCACAGTTACGAATGAACTCGTTCCGTTGAATACAGCCTCTTTTCCAAAATACTGAAATTCATCTAAAAATGTTACGCTTGTTGCAGTTCCATGATTCTGATTGGTACTCTCGTCTTTTACTCCTCCCTGAAACGTATAAACTGCTGACAGACCCTCAGTAGGAACCAAATCATACATAACTTCAACCCTGTCACTTGGAGCAAAAACATCTGTTTTACGAACCAAGAATTCCATTTGATCAACTGCACGCTCACCTTCTTTTTTCAGTACCAGTTCAAAAGGTGTATATTCAGTAGTTCGATTCTTTAACAGTTTTAATATATGAGTCATGCTTATGGTGTAGCAATACCTTGTCCTTCACTCGTGTTTCCAGAGCCACCGCCAGTAATAACGTTTCCACAAACAAATGACATGGTTGCGTTCCATGTAACAGGCGTTTGTCCTGCTTTTGTTATCTGTATATTTTCAATTAATCCCTGTCTAGAAAATCCAGTATTACCTATTATTATTTGATACACGTCTGTAAGACCAGTTACCTGTATACCAGAAGCATTACTCATCAATCCGTTTGGCTCCAACAAAAATCTTACTTGATGATCTGCTTTTCTAAATCCTGAATCAGAAGAAAATTGTGAGAATGGAACTGGAGTTGTTCCTGTTGTCGAAGCTCCAGTCAAAGTGTAATTGTTTGCCAATACCACATCAGTGCTTTCATCATGTATTACCCATGATATGGTAACTCTAATTGTGTTACCGTCTGCCTTTGTAAGCACGTTAAGTGTATCGTTTGATTCTGGTAAAGGTGTTGCTGTAACTGTTTCTGTCAGTACTATGTCTATGTTTGAAATATTTCTAATTAGATATCTGTATTTTTTTCCTGCCGTATGTGTTCTGATTTCTACAGTTTCTGCCATTAAATTATACCTCTTCTTGCGTGGGTTTCAAGTAATGCTCTTTCGATTATTGGTTTAATCTTATTCAAATCAACATCACTAGACATCTTTGCTATATTAATATTGACTACAACAGAGTCGTTTGACGAACCGCTCATTGGAGAAATTTTTTCTGCTCCATTCTCTCCCATTAAATATGACCTTCCACTTCTTCCTATACCAAATACAGGCTCACTGATTACACCACCGTTTGCAAATGATGCCAATCCATAATACTTTGCTCCTGCTGCTTCTAATGACAAGCCTTCGTATGCAGAATCGTTTTTCCATCTGTTAGAAAAAGTCAAAAAGTCTGCTCCTTTTGATCCCATGCCTTTTAATTTAGATAGTTCTTTTACTAATTTTTTAGCGTTGTTCCAATCTCTTTTTGACGGATCTTCTCCTACATATCTACGTACAAGTTCTTCCATTTTATGGAAATCATGCACTCCTACACCAAACATACTTGCTGTTTTCTGTTCAAATCTTCCACCTGATTTTATTTTATCCATCTGGTGTTGAAGATTTAGATCTTTTGTTCCTTTATTCAATAATTTTTGAGTTTTTATTAAGTCTGCATCTGCTCTGCCTTTTGTTGTTTCAGTAGTTCTCATTTTTATTTGCATCCTAATTAATGCAGCAAGTCTTCTTTTAATTTCTTTAAAACCTTCTTCCAATGCTATAGCACTGCCTATAGCGTTTTCAGATGCTATGCCTAAATAATTATTTTGTATTCCTGTTTCTGTTTCTATATTCTTTGCCTGTTTTGTCATATCATCTGTCATTTGTCCTGCATTGGAAGTAAAGTCTGTTCCTGCTTCTGTTATAGTATCTCCCATTATTGTAAGTTCTTCTTTAATTAATTCTCCTTCTTCGTCAAACAAACCTGTTGCTTGTCCTACGTCAGATTTAGCCCATGCTGTTCCTGCAAATGATTCATACCCTTTTCTTTGCTCATCTGTCATATTTGGAGCAATAGTATTTCTCATATAATCTGGAATGTCCTGAGTAAGACTATCAATTTTTTCATTAACTTTGTCAATACTATCACCAATACCAGATACTATCATTGATCCGTCTGCAAGTGATCCACCCAATGTTCCTAATTGTTCATTTAAGTTATCATTTATTTCTTTATATGCTTCATTGACATAATCACCAAATATAGGTGCAACTTCCTGTGGTATTGGTGATAGTGCAACTCTGATATATTCTGCTAACTGTTCAAATGCTTTTCCGAATGTTGCCATAGGATCATCAAAAAATGCTATAAGACCTTTTCCCATTGTATCAGCAGCGTTCATAACATCGTTTGTTTTATTTTGCATACTTTCTGCCCATTTACGAAGGTTGATTGCACCCCATTTCATTAATACTATTGATATAGGTTTGAACACTGCACTGAAAAAGTCACCTATAGGTCTGAGTATAAGATTAAATGCAGTACTCATCATCTTTGATATTGCTTGGAACATTGGTGATGATTCTAATCCTTTCATAATTGCTCCACCTAACAAGCCACCTGCTGCTCCGCCTGCCAATCCAATCATACCGCCTGCTGCACCTATGCCACCTGCTGCTTTGCCTAATCCTCCACCTTTTCTTCCTCCTCCTTCTCCTGATTTAGCACCGTATGTAAGATCAGCTAATTTAGGAGAAATTTTTTCTAAACGAGATAACATTTTACTTTGTATTTTTCCGCCTTTACTAGGTGTTCCTAAAACATTTGATGCTATTTTTCCTGATTGATCTTGATAATTCATTATTCTCTCTTGCATGCCACTTACTCTGTCACCAGCAGTGCCACTAGCTTCTGCTCCTCTTGCAGCAGCAGTTCCAAAACCCATTCCAATAAATCCTGCTAGACCTCCGCTTGCTCCGCCTGCTAGTCTGCCCATCATGTCTATTCTTTTTGCTTGGAGAGACATTTCTTTTCTTCTTGTCTTTGCACTTTCTTCCATCTCCTTAGTTTCTCTTCTCATGAGAATGAACTGTTTTGTTTGTTCTTGACTTTCTTTTCTATTCTTATCTACTCTGTCATATTCCTGATCAACTAACTGTTTTCTAACATCCATCATTTTATCCATTTGTTTGTTAAATTCATGTGTCTTTTTCTCTGCTCTTTTAAACACTTGATCTGTAGCAGAACTGCCATACATACCACCTGATTTTTGGGCAGTTTTATTCATGTTTGTGACTATCTTAAGTAAGCCTTCAAAACGTTTTTCTGCCTCCTTTAGCATCTCATTAGTACGTTTTAACTGCTCATTTAGTTCATCTACAGTATAATCGTTAGCCATAAGATTTATAAACTAATGAATTATTTAAATTTTGGTTTTGGTGGAGGAGGTATGTTTAATGGCTTTTCATTTGATTTTTTATGAATATATAACAGTCCACGCATGTATTCTACAGGCAGGCTTTCTATAATATCTTTAGTCCATCCGAACTCTTTTGCAAATAAATAATGTATGGTTAGGTAACTTTCTTCGAATCCGTTCCCACAAACGTAATCATCCAGTCCTCTAAATACTTTGCTAAAGGGAAGTCTACTATCACCCCCTCGATAACTTGTTTGGCTACACTAGATTTTAGGTTGCGAATTGCAACTCTGTCTTGTGTTTTAAACGGAGCCTTTCTCAACACTTTCATTAGAATTTCTTGTCTGTATTCTGGTATTTTTACTTTAGGTCTTGATACGTCAGACATGTCAACAGTTGCATTAAGCACTGCTTCTAACTCACCAAAATTCAAGTCGTCTTCATACTCTATGGTTTCTTTGTTGCCTTCATAATCAATTTCAAAACTCTTAATGACCACAGTATATGTAATTGTAATGAAATATAAAAACCTTACTCTGCTGCTGATTGGTTGTTTGTTGCTGCAACAGTTAGTGATTTAATTTTCCAATTTATATTCTCAAATATTGGTTCATTTGCTCTGAAACCGTCATAGTTCAAGTCACTTGGAGATAGACCTGTACCTGTAAGTATAATTTTTTCATTGTTATTTCTTGTAAATGCAATTTCTAATTCAGGAGAACCGCCTACTGTTTGTGAGTATGATCCAGATGTGCCTTTGCTAATCTGTTCTAACATGTCTTCTAATACGGTTTTGTTAATTAAAGTTGCTCTGAATGAACCAGTAATGTCAAGTAATTGTCTGTATGCATCTACTGACTGATGATCACCTAAACCATAAAGTAATGATGATGATTGGTTGATTGAAATACTTAGATCTTGAACTTGTGCTATTACATTACCGCCATATTTCAAAGTTGCATGTGCAAATGTGTATGGAAATTCTATGTCAGGTTGTGATGGTGCAGAGTTTAATGAAGTACTTGGAGCATCTTCATTTCCGTATGCTGCTGATAATGAACAATCAACTAGTCCACCTACTGATGTATTGATTGTTAATGATTCTGCAACACATCCTTTCAATGTTCTGACAATATCTGCTGCTGCTCCATCAAATCCAACTTCGGCTGTAAATGATGTAGGAGTTTTATTGATACCGTTTGATGCATGAGGATAAGTGTGAACATAAGGATTGGAGCCAGTTGTTGAACAGTCGCCCAAAATTGTTTTAAAAATCCAAGGGTTACTTAGTGTAAAATCTACACCTATTGATCCTTGTTGTTGACCATAAGCATATTCGTCAATGGTTACTTGATTTAGTGCAGGTAAGTCTTGTCTGTTGTGAGTAAGTGACCAAGAAGATAAAGCATCATTAAGACCAAATTTTTTGTCTATTGTTCCTGCTGCTGTGCCAAATGTAGATTCATATCCATATTTAAGATATGCATGTGCACCTGTTCGTACCATAAGTGATATTTAAAGGAACTTGGTTATAAAGATTATTATGGGTTAATATCTCTATATCTTACAGTAAACTTATGTCTGAACATATTTCTTAATGGTTCAGAATCTACAACAGATGCCATGATTCTGAGGTCAACAAAATTGTCTCTCCTTATATTGGTTTTAAATATACGCTGAACTTCGTCTATTAAATCATTATGATGTTCATAGCCTTGGTAAGATCTGACCTCTACTTCCACATCTGTTTCATGAAAATGGTCTACTCCATACAATCCCCAATACTGCACATTCTCAGTTTTAGGAAACACTAGTATGGAATCAAACATGTCCTCTCCAAATCCTACGGATTTTTGGTCATATATTTTCTTGATTTTTATAGGTCTATTTAACTGCCAATTATCTCTAAGCAAATCTACAATATCGTCTGCTACGTTGTATGCTGAACCGCCTGTCATTTAAAATTCATTCTCCTTGCAGCGTTAATTGTTTGTTCGTATTTACGTTCATCAGCAAACTCATTTAATGCTTTTTCATATCTTCTGAACATAGTTCTTTTGTCTGTATTTCTCATTTTATTTTTAATATGAACACCAGTATATTTATTGTATATTATAGCGTTAACAATTTTGTTTAATTCACGTTCTCTATCGTCACCTTGCAATCTGTTTATATATTGCCATTCTACAGGAGTGTTTGGAAGTTTCACATCCATAACCCATGTTCTAATTCTTTCAACAGCAGCTTCATCCCATACATCATTTTTGTATTCTTTTTTCCTCATTGAAGGATCAGAATCAAGACCTCTAATCTTGTTTTCAGCAATTAATTTACCTAATTGATAAGTAGTCAATCCTTTACCGCTTATAAGAACATCAGGTTTTACATCTGCTTCAGGTATGTTTTTTATAACTATATTATCATTTTCTATTACAACATCGATTGGAGGATCAATATACTTACCTGCTCCTCCTGCTAACAATCCTTTTTCCATAGCTTCTCTTTCATAAAGTAGAACTGATTCTTTTCTTTCTTTCATATTCATATCTGTTATATCTAGTTCACTATATCTGTCCTTTGTTTCTGTAGTTGATAAAGTCATTCTCATTGGTCTTGAACCTGTACTGTCTTTAAACTTTAGACCTCTTGCGTTAATATAAAATTTTACTATCATTATGGTATACCGAACACTTCTGCTCTTTCGCCAATGATTTCTTCTACGTCTGCCTTCCAAGCGTTCATTGATTGTTGTGGACTAATTGCATTACCGCCCATTGGTAATGTGTCCATACGTAGACTTGAATTAAGTAACTCTATGCATGTCAATTTTACACATGCATCTTCTACGTCATCAGGTACACTTTCATCACCGTATCTGTATGTTACACGTACTCTGTTCTTTCTCATAATTGAAAACAAATAACCTCTGAGATATAATCTGCCGTAAGTTTCGTCAAACTCGTAAAATTCTGTGTCAGTAAGTATGTCTGCGTAAGATGATGATGCACCTTCCCAAACTTCAATTTTGTCTCCTGCTGAGGCATCAAGAGGTCTGCAATTTCTATGTTGCAAGTAAATTGGAACACCCCATCCGTAAGTATAAAGTAATGCTAAGTCATGTTTTTCCTTTGCAATAGTCTTATTTCTGCCAAAAGTATGTCCTATTCTTCTGTCGAGATACTCTTCTTTTCTATTGATTATTTTCTCGACCTGAGCCTTTGTTGGAGAAGTAGTAGCACTGATAGGAATACGTAGAAAATCTGATACATCTGCAACCGTACAATAAGTTGTAGCCATACTTTATAAAAGTACGCTAACTATTTAAATTTACTACTTGTAAACTACGATATATCTTGCTGTAGACCCAGTAAAATCTGCTCTGATACCGTCTTCAAATCTTCTGTTAATCTGAATTACATTCTGAACACCTTCACCGTGTACTTCAAATTCAATGGGATCTGAATTTCCTGTACCATTTCTTAATACAAGTTTATCGCCTGAAGCACCAACAAGTGTTACGTGGACTGCCACAACAACACCATGACTGGCTTTAATTGTAGTGTCTGAAGCTCCAACTGTTACAGCATTATGATTAAATTCGACCATGTATATTTGTACATAGCCAAATATATAAACTTTAATAAAAAAAGTCGGCTATTTTGGACTCTAGTAGCCTATGACTAGAAATTCGAACACTTTTGATTGTGTTGTTGTTGAACTGTTTGCTAATTCTGCGAAAGCAGCACCTGCTGAACCACCAACTGTATAGAGTTTAATCTTTTCATTGGCTTTGTCATATTCTACTTTGTGAAGTGAATCCGTAAATGTTGGGATTACTGCAACGAGTGTAGAGATTCTTCCCTCTTTGAGGTCGGCTGCCACTCCGTTGGTCGCATAGTTATCAGAAGCACCAAAGGTGACTTTGATAGCATATACTCGCAACTTTGAAGTTAAAGCTGCTTGCCATGAGAGTGTTTTTCTCACGTTAGCGTTTGTCCAATCGGATGTTGTGATTGTTAATGCCATGTTATGTATGTTTTTATATGATATATAAAGATTAAGAAAACTATAAAGCTTAGCTATCGCATGAGACTTAATTAATTAATTAAGACAAATAATGGGGTGAATAGTGTTAATTAATTAAATAACTAATTTTGAAATAGTGAGGTTTATATTACTAAACTATTGTAATCTATCCAATGACGACAAAGATATTAGCACTACTTGCCCTATTATCAATAGGATCATTTAGTGCAGTATATGCAGAAACAGCAACAGTTGAAGTTCCATTTGACAGTCACGGACAAAGTTGTTCATTTGATGAACTTGCAGTAGAATTCCATTGTGTTTGGCAAGGAATGATACCAGAGCCTACATTTGAAAGTATGCAAGAGATTAGAGATTTAATCTCAGCAGAACGTTATCAACAAGAGATTGATAGACTCAATGAGGAAGCCTTGGCAGCCATAGCAGAGGAAAAAGCAAAACTTACACCTAATGAGTTAGTAATCCTAGAGATAGAAAACAAACTTGCAAGGGGTATTGCAACCGCAACAGATTCAGTTTACATGAATTTGCTCAAAGAACTTGACACTTGCCAACAGGGTATGGATAAACAAACAGCACCGTTCCAAGAAGCAAGAGAGTTTGAGATTTCAGAGTTTAACTTGTGGAAAGTCAACAACGTAAAGTATGACGGAGAACTTGGTGAAATTGTTCTAGCAATAGAAGAATGTAGAGGACAACAGAAACTACTCAAAGTAGTTGGCGAAGGATATTCCAATATGCCTACAGGAGATGATGACTATCAATTCAGTCTACTTGTAGAATACGAGGGTATACAAGCAGTTCCATTTGAGGACTATACTGCAACATCAAAAGCAGTTGATATGTCAGTAATCTGTGATTCAAACGCTTTCCCTGATACACACAAGGCACAACATGGTTGTGAAATATTGTATGACGGAAAGACCGCAGAACAGGTAAGACTTGAGAATGAACGACTATTTGGTACTGATGGAAAAATCAGCTATCAAAGTGTATTGTTAGGAAAGTATCACGAATACTTGAACAACAACTTTAGATACGCAACTGTTGAAGACAAAGCATTTGAAGAAGCAATAGCTGAACCAATCGCACAAGAGATGATTATGAACAACAACTTTGTTCAAAATCAACTTAGAAACGAATAGGGATAACCCCCCTCTTTTTATTTTTCATAAGACTTATATTAAATGTGTTTTAAACATAGTTATGGGTATGTTAAGTAACTTTATCAATGGCTTAAAGAAATCATTTTCAGGCAAGGATTATTTAAGAGAAATAAATCAATGTGATAAATGTGGTAAACCTAGTTTTTTTGCAAGCTGTTTAAAATGTGAAACTGACGATGCGTATAAAGGATGGGAAAAGAAAGAAAAGTAAATGTCACAAATATGTAAGAATCTATGTTCTACTGGACAATATGAACATAAAAAACTAGTAAGAGGAGACTTGAAAAGAGAATACAAAAGATGTAGTAAATGCAGTATATTTTTAAAATATGACGGTATATTTTGTCCTTGTTGTGGCGTTAGATTGAAATATTCTCCCCGAAATAACGCTGCAAGAAAACGTTACTATGAAAGTAAGTATAAATAAAAAAAATAAAAAAAATTGTTTTGGTAATCTAGAGTTTGATATCTCTAATTTTACCTTGTGACTTGAAGTGTCTACAGACAGTTTCACCCATAGTTCTGAATACACCTTTCTCAACAAATGCACTGTTGACGAATGGGTAGCCAGGACTTCTTCTGGTTGCTTCGTAATACTCTGTTGGAATTGCGATGCTGATACCTAATCTTGGATAACCATATCCTTCTGCATCAGAAGTGTCTAGAGCAAATAATCTACCAATCTCGGATGAGTCGCTAGAATTGCTTGGAGCATCTTTTGATGGAATGAATGGAATTCCATAGATGGAGTCAACGTGAATACCAACACCAGTACCCTTAAAGGTTTGAATACCATTGACATCAATTTGTACGAGTTGCTCTCCGTAAGGATTTGGAATCCTGACTGATGGCATGTACAATCCTTGAATCTCAGAGTATACCTCGTGAGAGCCTAGGAAGACGTTTGGATCTTTACCTGCTGCGATTCTAATCTTTCGTAAGAAAGTTCTTAGAGTATCGTCAGTAAGGACACCGTTAGTACCGATAGTACCAGAGGCTGATTCGACAGTACAGTCAAAAGTAGTTCCGCTGTCACGATCTACGGTAGCGTTTGCTGCCCAAGGATCGTAATAACCGTTGTGTGAACCACCTAATGCATCTTCTTCGGCATCAGAAGAAATAATTCTATCTAATGTTTCGAAGTCTGTTGTACCAGAGTTGTTACCTGATGCACCTGCTGCTTCTGATTCGACATCTGCCAATAACATTCTATTGAGGAATTCTTTATGCTGAACAGCCATATACAAACGAAGTGAACCTAATCCACCCCAAATGTCATCTTTACTGTGAGTTGCTAGCCATTCCATAACTTCAGATGCACTGAATGGCAACTGAGCGGTTTTTGGTCTGATATCAATCTCTTGCAAAGTTGGTTTGACTGTTTCTGCAATTTGTCCACCTTCTGAGGTTCCACCCAAGGTAGTATTACCATTGGTGGTATTCAATGTTGGTTTTGCAGTTATAACCCTGTAACCAGATTTATCCCATGCATGTTTTGGTAAGATACCAAAAGCATTTGCTTCAAGGTTTAGTTGAGCCCATGCATATGCACCGAATATGGCGTTAAATGATCCAGTAGTACTTGTAGTGACTGGAGCATCTGCTTTTCTTACAAGGTTTCTGTTATAACCGTAGTATAGGGCTTCAAGCTCGTCAATCGTTTTGATTTGAGCCATTTTAGAATCCTACCTCGCTTTCAGATGGAACATAGTATTTTCCTGAAAGAATGTCTCTTGCTACTTGTGAAAGATCTCCAGATGATCTTGCATCTTTTAGAATTGGTGAATAGTCTTCAGAGAAGCCTTTATTCACTGTTTCTAATGCTGCATTTGGTCTTGGAGTTTCTGTAGTAAAGTCAAATGAAGGAGTTGCTTTTTCGATTTTGACTTGAGCTTCATCCTTTCCTGCGTTTTTACCGTCATCGTCTAATCCTGCTTGGATAGATTCTGATTGGTATTTGTCATCAGGAATGGTTACTCTAGCACCAATATCTTCCTTGTCTTGAACTTTTGGTTGCAAGGGCAAGTCTGTTTTTGGAGCCATGTTGCTGTCACTTCCTGCTTTCTCGATTGTATCTACTCTACCAGAGAGTTCAACTAGTGATTCTCCAATAGCTTTTTGTGTCTCAATCAAGGTTGCTTGTGAATCAACAATGGATTGTAGTTGATCTAGCACAGAATTGACAGATTTTGAAGCGTATTCGTCTTCATCTTCTTCTTCTTCATCGTCTTTTTTTTCTTCTACGTCATGTTCTTTTAGAAGTTCTTTGACCATGTTCTTAGCTTATTTAAATGTATTGTGTATATAAAGATTGTTATAAATCTCTTAATCTATTTATCAACATGCTAGATTCCAACTTGATGCTTTTGGTCTTGCCTGTAATCTTACGCAATTCTTTTTCATCCTCTCCTATTCCTGTAGACTCGTCTTGGTTATACAAATTATGATGTGAATCTACTCCTGAGTTTTCCTCTTCGTTTTTAACCTCACTTACTTGTGTAGATTCTTGATTAGTATCATATTCTTTGCCTGAATGTCTTACACCACCGCTGAATGTCTTGTCTATTTCTTTTCCAGGCGAATCTTGATTATGCAAATCGACTTTATCTCCACCTGCGTTTGAAAATTCTGTTCCTGCCTCTTGTTCAATCTCTTTAAACTGTTTTTTTACATCTTCCTCTATTATTGGCTTGTTATAACGTGTGTTAACTGCTCCCTCTGTATCAGCACTCATCATGCCACCACCTTCATCTTTATTCTTTTCACCTTTTACGAATGAGCCTACAATGTTTTCTGCATTTTCTTTGGCATAACCCTCATTCACTAATGCTTGTACTTTTGCTTCAAATGATCTGTATTTACTTAAATCTGTTTTTGCAATATTTTCAACAAGAGTCAACAAACATTGATCGTCAAGTGATGCTGATTGGTATATGTCTTGTCTTCTTCCTACAACTTTTGCTCTATTCATTATTTGTTCTGGATCTGCATTTGTTGGGTCTGGATCTAACTGTTTTGTTTTTTTGACTTTATCCTCACCATGATCATTGTCATCATTCTTCCATTCGTCTAAAACCTCAGCCTTTGTATTCTTATCATCTTCGTCTTCTATTTTTATCAGTGAATCTTTCTTGACATAACATCCAAACTTGCTGCATTTGATTACCATCTTGCCATCTCCTCTGTCCTCTGTTTTTTCAGCCATAGCCTTTGCAACATTGTTATGATCAGTGATTAATGCCAATGGTACAGCAGGGTCTTTACATACTGCAACTTCATAATGTTCTAATTCTTTTAATGCATAAGCAATAGATCCGTCTTTCATTACGATTGGTTCTCTGTTTGTTCTTGTAGCACCACCGAATGACAAGCCTTTGTATTCTCCTGATTTAATCTTGTTCCATATTTCATTGTCCAATTCATAGTTCTTGTGAATCTTGCCAGTAATTTTAATTGCAGGATATTCAGATCCGTCTTTATCTACATACGAAGATTTGGAATAATTGATTCCTTTACCAATAATTCTGTTTGAGTGTGTGTCAGAGATAGGAGCACCTCTGTCCATCCAAACAGGAAGAACTTTGTATAACTCGTCTACTATTGTAACTTCACCTTGCTTGTCTTTTACCTGAACAGTAAGATAACCCTCAAAATATCTGTCATCAGAATTAATTGGCTGCAAACTTTTGGTTACGAATTTAGTAAAATATAAATTGTCTTCTGTCATATATAATTTTGAGTGTATAATAGCATATAAATATTATGATAAAAAATAAGAGAGGACTACTCTATTAAATAATGTCTTTTTTTGATCTGGTTACTACGTAGTCAACAGTGAAACCAGTTGTGAGTCCAATTAGACCTACGCCTAATGCACTCATACCATCAATGACTATTGTTTGTGATACAGCAATACCTGCAAAAGTTGATACGATGATTGCTCCAAACAATTTTCTTGCTGAATAACCTTCGCCATCAGAATTAAGATAACCTCTAACGGTGTTTAATCCTGCTCCAACTACTGTTGATAACACTGCGATCAATAATGGATCTACCATGTAGATTCGTTGAAAACCCTAATATTTAAACTTGTACTACATTATAAGCACAGTATCTACTATTTCACAAAAAATCTTACACTTTGTCTTCTTTTTTTTGCTGTTCTTACTTTGTTTCATTCCATAACCTACTCCATTCGACTGCTTCTTTGCTTATTGACAATCCTGATACAAATATTGCTGAAAAGAAAGCAATAATCACGGTTTGTCCAAATGTTAGACTAAGATTAAATAGTGTTTCAGCCACATTTCCACCTACAAGTGGACTGAAGAAAGCAATTCCAAAGTTACCGATTATTCGAGCAAGAACCTTTTTCGTATGTATGTTCACACTATCAGTTATATTTAAACTATTTAAATTAATTGACTCTTTGTAGATATCCGCTTTCTATCATATACAGTAACAGTTCAGGCTCACTACAAAACATCTTTACTACTTCTTCTGACATTGAAGTGCCCTTGAATCTACCACATTTAAAACAGACCTTTAACGATAACAAGTCTTCGTCATCGGAGTCATGCTTGCGAAAATTGTATTTGAATCCACCGCACTTACATTTTTCTCTTTTTTTTGTCTTTGTCTTTGTTTTTGTCATGATATGTATAAAAAAGGTTTATTAATAAAGATTTTCAATATCAAGCATGGGAACAGCACTATACTTGTATGAAAACTTAGATCATTACTGTAAAAAATATGAAAATTTTGTAGATCCAAGAAAAACAGTTAACGAAACATCATTTAAAGTTCTTGACTTGTATATAAAAGATGAAGAAAGGCTTTGGATAATACTTGACACCAACAAATATTCCAACAAAGTAAATGCAACAAGATCAATTACGTTTTTTAATCTCAAAGAATACAAATATTATGCTGACGGCAGTGAAAAACTAATAACATATGACAATATTGAGTATGATCCGCAATCAAATCTTCTAAAACTAATTCCAAAAAAATTTAGAAAATCATGTTTGGAACTCAACGTTGACAAGTTTAACGGTGAAAAACCAACAAAAACAGTCAAAATAGACCAAAAAAACATGTTTTTTGACATGACATACAACAGATTAATCCTAATAGTAGGTGACAAAGATAAAATTTGATTTTGTCCTTGGAGACGTAGAAGAACTACTAAAAGAGACCAATTTTCGTCTAGAAAACATAGAAAAACTCCTAGAATTCATACTAATACCTCCAGATATGAAGAAATACGCCTTAGATAAGAAAAAAAGAATGGAAAAAAGGGGTATTACCGCTGATTCCCTAAACCGTTATTGAAAATAATTTTCCAATCTTTTCCGTGTTTTTTCCTCATTTTTTGCCAAAATGGGTCTGCACCGAACTGTCCGCCTTTCAGATTGTAGTTTTTAATGTGTTTTGCACACCTTTCATGGCATCTTTGGCAAAGTCTACAGTTAATCTGTTCCATATTGAACTTGTATTTACCACAAAAATGACACATACCGTAGTAAACACCCTTAATTGGCACTAAAATGGTCTCTCTGCCTTTCTTTCCTGCACAGTCGCCACAGATATCATTTACACCTGCTCCTACTGGAACTCCAGTCTTAAAACAACTAAAACACATGCCTTCTTTGTACTCGTTTACCTTGGTATACTCGCTTTTTTGGTGTATATCCCAAATTTTATCCCCTAATTTGGTTCCACCAGTGTTTACATCGAGTTTAGTTGCCATTAATAACCGTGATCCTTTTTGCAGTTATTAATCTTTTTGATACAGTCCTGTAAAATTACATGTACTTCGTATTCCATATCAGTAAAACCAATAACAGACTTTCCTTCATCGTATAGTTCTGTAAGATCTCCAATGATTATTGTACTTTTAAAACTATCTTTGACTTTTACAGGTTCTTTCTTATCTACCTTACTCTTTCTCTTCAGCATCCTCCCACCTCCTCATTTGTTCAAATTCATTTTTGACAAGTTCTCTTGCTTGTCGCACAGTTAGACCGCCATATTTTCTTATTTCTTCTATGGTTTTTGTCTTGTTCCATCCAAAGTCTACTGCTGTTTGTAATGTCTTTTTGATTACTGTAAAGTTTGCAGGAGTAATGCCGTCAGGAAAGTTCTTCTGACTTAGTGATGTTCCGCTTCCAGATGAAGGACTTCCCTGTGCAATTCCTCCCGTGTCTGACGGTCTTGTCTGCATTGGAGAGCCTTCAAACTTTTGTCTGTTTTCTTCTGGTGCTGCTTCACTTCTTCCTCTTCCGTTTACACCGCTGTTGTCTGGCAGTGCTGGCTGATTTACAGGGTCTTTTGATACTTTGAACTCTCCGTTATGTGACATGGAGACATCAAATCCCATTTGTTGCAACAAAGACATGTTTTGTATTTCTACACCTTCTCTTTGCAGTTCTGCTAGTTTGTCATTCTCTTCACCCTGTACAAGCTTGAGATCCCAGTCATCAATACCAACTGCCTCTGCAATTTTTCTAAAGAATGACTTGTACATGACATCCTGACCCCATTTGACTGCCCTGTTTGTAATTGTAACTTGCAGTCCTTCCTGTGACCATCCGCCTACCATTTCACCATAGTATAACGGAAGTACGCCATAAATTGCACCAATTATCTGTCTTAGTTCCTTTCTAATTTCAATAAACTGTAATTCTTGAAGTGATCCTGTAAAGTCTAGCCACTGTGCCATGTTTTTGTTTCCACGTTCTGACTCTACCATAAGTGGATGTATCATGTAAGGGTCTTCGGTTGCCTTTTGTTCAAGCATATCCCATGACTTTCTAAATGTCTCGTAGTTACGAGAGGCAATTAACAGCAATCCTCTTGGAGGTCTCATCTTGTCAAAGTACTTTCGTATGTACTCATCCATGTGTGACAGTGACATGGCTTTAGACCATACGGCAAATATAGGAGAATATCCATAGATAAGTGCAGGTCTGTATTTTCCTGCTTTCCATATGATTTCACCTTCTGCATAAATGACTCTTTTTGGCTGTGGAATGCCTACAGAGTATACTGAGTTTACTTCTATTACTGCCTTTAGTGCCTCAGCACCGCACTTAGGACAAGTTGGCTCGTAAAGACGAGTGCCTCTGTGTTCAAATCTAGGACAGACGTATATTTTCTGTCTCTTGTCATCATATCCAATCTTGCCGTCACTGTCTGCAATCATGGCAACTTGTGGAGGATCAATTCTGATCATCTCTTTAATTTCACTTTTCTGATGGTCAATCTTTCCTGTTGCATCATCAATGAAATAGTTCTTGAGAAGAAGAAGGTAAGCGTTGTCTGCAATTTCCAAGTCTCTTTCCAACTGTCTTGAAAGATCCTCTACTGTCTGGTTGTTTCCGTTTACAGGGTTGTACAACATGTCATCAAGTATTTTTCTTCTTAACGGGTCTGGTCTTCTTAGGTCTTTAGATCCACATGAGTCACATTCCAATACTACATCGTCATTCTGTATTGAACCAGATGATTCTGGTGCTGTTTGAAACTCTTTGCTACATGTATTGCATTTGAACTTGAATCTTTCTACAACCTCAAATCCGTTCTTAAACATCTCTCTGTTAAGAGTCTCTATAGGAATACGCAAGGCATCAATATTGTCAGCCAACTCATAAATCATAATGAGTGGGAATGGGAAAATAGGTAGTTTGGCACCTGTGTCGGTAGCCATATAAGGCTGTGCCATAGAAGGTCTGACTACGTTCTCAGTATAGGACTTGTTGCTAAAACTAAGCGACTTTGCTATATTTTTAAATGTATCAGTAAAACCCAATGACTTATTGTTCTATTCTAAATATATAAAGTTTGTCAAAATTGTAACAAATTGTTAAAAATTTGTTTCTTTTTTGTGAACTTTACAATAGATGTCTCTTCCGCCACAACCTGCTGCTCCACAGGAACAATCAGACTTTGCTACTGGTATTTCGACTTCTACAGTTTCTTGTTTATCATGTTTAGCCATATATAGTCAATATATTTAATGCATATAAATATTGTTGTAACAGTTTATATTGACCTTGTTTTATTAGATTACGTTGGGTATGCATCATTGTAAAAACATCTGCGGTAGATTTCAAGCACCTAAAGGCAAAAGAAACTACAAAGTAAGTGGAAGATGTACTTTGTGCAGTATGTTCATAACACATCCAGAAGGCGGAATTCTATGTCCTTGCTGCGGATATAAACTGAGAATCAGCATAAGAACTGAAAGATGGCGAAACGAGTCAGAATACAAAAGAATCAGTGCTTAAGTTAAATATATATAATCAGTAGTTTATTAATAAACAGGTTGTCAGGGATTACCTAAACATGCAAGGTCAATAAGTCAGACGGTAGCCCTCTTAAACCTCGTACCTTCAGGTCGAAGGCGTGTGAATACGTAAAGTTCACACTTCCCCTTCAAGGGCTAGATTTATATTATTATACAGTAAACAACAACCATGAGAAAACTAACTCACTTTTGCAGGCTATGCAGGGAATATAATATCAAAACTAGGCTGTCTCACTTGGAACTATATCATAAAACTTCCCCTGAAATATCAAGAAGTAAAAAATCTAACAAGGACATATTAGATGTTTTATTTGTCGAATGTTGGTCGACATCATAAGATTTATATGACTATACAGCCAATAATAACTATGAGAAACAAACTACTATTTTTTATTTCATGTGTCTGCATGGGAACAGGGGTACTGTTGCCTGTAGGAATATGTCTAATGGTGGCTTACTATTGGGATGACGTAAAGAGATTTTTAAAACCAGAACTTTACCCTGAACCAATTAAGAAAGAAATACCAAAAGGAAAAGCAGCAGTGTTCCAAGACGAAACGTTGGAGGCAAACAAATGATTGGGTCTAAACAAATAGACAAAGTTATCTGTATAGCCTGTGGCACTTTAATTGGAAAACATACAAAAAACGGTCTAGGCAGGTGTCTTTTCCGTATTCAAGGTACTTTTGTAGCCGAAGGCAAAAAATCAGCCGAAGGCATCGAGGGGGATGAATCGGAAATTGATGCAGAGTCAGAAGAGAGAAGGAGGTCTGTATTGCTTGACTTGGGATTGTGAGGAGTGCTATTCGCAAAAACAGCTTTGCGAGGACTGCGAAAGCAACGACTGCATCTCATGCAAGAATATGAAGAAACTGCTTGTCAACTCTAGCACCATACTGTATGCCAAAGAAAACAAAAAACGCATAGTCTGCAACAACGGACATACCATATATAACGGTACAGAAGCATGAAGATGGACAAGGTTGCAGGAAGCGGATATGACGAGTTCTATACTCCAGAGTATGCAGTAGAGCCTATTCTAAAGTATATCAAGCCAAACTCCAATATATGGTGTCCTTTTGACACAACAGAAAGTCATTTTTACAAAATGCTTAAGCAAGAAGGGCATCAGGTACTTGCTACGCATAAAGACGTTGGGGTTGATTTCTTCGAGAATGACATACAATGCGACTATATCATATCAAATCCTCCATACTCATTGAAGAATGAAGTGTTTGAGAGACTGTTTAAGTTGGGAAAGCCGTTTGCCATGCTAGTAGGGGTAGTTGGGCTGTTTGAGAGTCAAAAAAGATTTGAGATGTTCAGGGATAATGAGTTTGAAGTATTGTATATGAATAGAAGAATATCATACTTTAAGGATTTTAAAGACCAAAAACCAGATGTCAATCCTCCTTTTAGCAGCGTTTATCTTTGCAGCAAGATGCTACCAAGACAAATAGTATTTGAGGAAATAAACAAGAGGAAAGTTTTATAAATGAGTAGTACTTATATAACATATATGAAGTACAACTGTAAAGAATGTGATTTTGAGATTGAAGGCGAATCCAAGATCATAAGTGTCATTCTAGAGCATGAGAAGACACATCCACATGAAGAAGCAGAAATGAAAGATGACGGATCAAAGCCTGCTTGCAGTTTCTGCGGATGCAAGGTTGACCATAACATTGATTTGAATGCTATTGATGCGTGTGGATTTCCATTTAAGCATGTAACATACGTAGACGGAACCAATATGCCTTTGGAGGATAACTGACTTGTACAGCGACAATGCAGTAAGAAAAGCCCACTATGAAGATTTTATAAATGTATTGGAACACTCAAAGAAAGATCCCTCCGCTACTGAGTACCGAATTAAGACCATAGAGAGATGCATAGAGTCATGCAAGGATCAAGTTGAGGTAGATTTTTGATGACTAAAAAGATACACGTATGTGATGACTGCACCCCCATGTATGGATTATGTCACGGATGTAACGTTTCAAACGTACTGATAGACGACAGGAAAAACATTCTGTGCAAGTCCTGTGTCCTCAGAGAGACTAATATATAACCAGTTATGTCCTAACTTGAACCGAACTTGAACCCGATTTGTATCTATCTGTATTTTCCGAGGATTTTAAAATTGAATTTTTTCCATATCAACTAGGCACAACCTGGTTCACGCCTGAATACTGTGGAAAAGCTTCTGTAGCCAGCCTTATTAAGTTGTTTAATCCTTATCTAGATATGACAAAATCACACAGTCAATCCTTATCTCTAGTCATTGATAAGATTAGTTTGACAAACGTTTCATACGTGCCACCTACTGATACAGAGTGCAGTTCCGCTAGGCATGGCGTTAGATGTGGTAGAATCGGGAATACAAAAGATATGGTCACATACATTAGTAAAGACGATTTAACAGACATACTTGACAACGTATTTGCAAAATACGATATCAAGATTGCTTCTAGTAAGCAAAAAGTCATTAAATCGACTGCTAAAAAAGCCAAATCTTCTAAAGTTTCTAAATCTGCAAAAACTTCTTCTGTAAAAATCGACGGAGAAACACTTACCTTTGAAGGGGTAATTGTTACTAAAGGCGATACTTACAAGAAACAAGTTGCAGGTGGTAAAAAACTACATACAGTCGTAGTTCAAGTCACTGAAGAGCAGTTAGAACTTTGGAAAGATTGGCGTAAAGCATAGAATAGATTAACACAATCTATCTAAACTAGGAGACCGCTAGCACTCCGACTCCCCTTTTTTTTATCTTCATACTTACACGCACAACAAAACAAAGTGAACAAAAATGAACAAAAAACAAATGAACAATATAAAGTCAAATCTTAGCATACGTATTTGTAAGATGCAAGAGCATGACTTAGGAGACTCTACTCCTGAATTTGTTGGAGACGGAACTATAGCTACGTCTCTAATGGGAAAATGCATAACATGTGGTTGTGATATACTCTTCGTGTTTGAGCCTGCTTACTTCCTATACGAGGTAAGAATTGAGGGATTCAATGACGACGAACCGCTCTATGTATTCGAACAAGGAGAATCAGAATGAGCCAGGTACTCATCTGTTCCTTGTGTCAAATGAACTTTGATTCTAGTGATTCATTACTCATCACTAGGCTAAAGAGACACACTGAATTCCACGAGAAGGCTAGAATTCACGGTAGAAATACCACTTGTGGCTCTCCTGAATATACTATCAAAGGAGACCACGCTTGCAGTCATCACGACCCATGCCACAAGGCAGTATTATGGGTGCCAGGAGGTGATTATTAGTGAATAAAAAAGAGATAGAAAAAGAAAAAGCAAAACTTGCCTTTGCTCAAAAAATGCATGAAATTGTCTATGAAAACATAACTTTAGGCAACGAGGTAACTAAATGGGAAAAAGCCTTCAACATAGTTATGGAATATTCGGAAGACTTACCTGACTTTGAGCAAGAAGAGATAGATAAGAGACTAAAAGCAATAGGCATATTTTAGTCCTATCCTCTCCCTTATTTTTTGTACACTATATAGAAAATTAAATATCTAGATACTCTATAATACTATATACTAACCTAGCCTATATACTATATAGGGAAATAATTTGGGGGGGATCCTTCCTATCTATATAGTATAATACTAGCCTATATAGGTACTAACGAGGTTATATAGTATATAGAATATGTACACTATATAGTAAATAATAGATAGTAGATAGTATATAGATATATATAGTATATAGAATAGTATATAGGACTCGTGCCTGACTGTGCCCATAGTATATACCTGTATAGATAATAGTTAGGTTTATATTATGCTGTGCCTATATATGGTATACTAGCCT